TCCTAGGCCAGTGGCGATTAGTGACTAAATCGCGAGCAGGGTCGGAAAGATGGCGAACGGTTTCAAACCAAGACGGGAAGTGTGTTAAATCAACTGACACATCTTCAGTCTGGTAGCGTGCGCGCCAACGTATTCCTTCAGGTAGGCCACGGGGGTCAACTTCAATGTTGCCTTCAGATTCGAGATATCGATAGATATCTTCGCATATCTGAAATACACGTGGATGGACGCCACAGTCGGCATAAGCAATACCAATACAACGAGCCTTGAGGGCTTCGAGGGTAGACGAACGCTCAGGATGTCTGAGCATAGCAAGGAGGGCAATCTCGTCGCGGAAAGGTTGACCAGAATGGTTCTGGTACTTGAGAACTTCTGCGTTTTCGAGAGTGGGGAGGAGGGAGGACTTGCTTTCGCTTACTTTGGCTCCGAAATAGAGCTTGGCATAGTATGAGAACATAGCGAGAAAGGAAATGGAAACTAACATTAAATAACGAAAGAGAAAGAGGATGATGGAATCATCGCCTTGAACTTTGTAGTAGATCTTATCAATATCAAAGCCCATGCGTGAGAGACAGGTGAATATCATGAGGGTATTGTACATTGAGTCCAAGATTTGGGTTTGCAGGTATCCGGAGAAAATTCCAGAGTGTAGAAAACGAATGAGGGTACCATCTTCAAGGAGTAGGGGAGTCGTGACGATTGCGTCGGTCATCCAGTTCCAGAGATTGGTGATTCGTTCCTCTTCTGCGAGGGAATCAGGGTAATCGTAAGTCGGCCAATATTTCGAAAAATCGAACATAGGTCGCATGACGTGAGTGTGAATGTCGCGAATTGCAGTGTGACGTGCGTAGCGATCGAATCCAGACCAGTCAAGTAGGAAAACAGCAAGAAAACTTGCGGCTTGACGATAAGCCCAAGCGTATAGACGTTGCCATCCGCCGAGTAAGGTTTCAAAGCCCCAAAGCATTGGAGAGGATTCTCCAGCTGAGAGAAGGGCGATTTGAATCGGCCAAATGAACATCATCTCTGCCATAAGCAGTAAGCTCGGAGCACCAAAGACTAGACGCACTTTGTCATCTTCATCTGATTTGACTAGATGTTGACGAGCGAATGCGATATTCCAGTATCGGTAGTCGTGCCCAAGAGGTGAAGTGGTTTCACCATTCTTGATGTTGTGAATGTGAGTTCGGTTAATGAGGAACAGCTCTGTGTACAAATTGTGTTTGGACATACGAGAGTCTTTCATGTCCAGTTGAGTGTGATGAGCTTCTTCGAATAGGTCACGTTTGTGCCTAAAGTCGGTAAACTTTTGTTCATACTCTGGGGGGAGGGGGGTGGACGGGTCGAATTTGTGCTTGACATATGTTTGCCATGCTTTCGACGAGTTGAAAGGAGCGCCAACGTTCGTGGATAATTCCCAGGGGTAGTGCCTGAGATCGGCGAAGTGGACGGGGTACAGTTTTTCCTTGGGAGAAAAATCTCTAGCGACTTTGCGCATTGCTTTCCAGTAATGTTCGTCTTTTATAACGACATGTTCAGGAGAGTTGAGTTTTTCAAGATCCTTCTGAAGTGAATCAGAATTCCAGGGAGAGCGACGGTAACCTTGGGTTACGGTTTCGAACTCCTCAGGGGTGAGGAAGCGGCTGAGAGCGTGGTCAACGACGGCTGCATAAGTGGGAGCAGTGCCTTTTGAACCATGAATCTTTGTTGCCTGGTGAGGCATATAGCCAATGGTACTGTTGTTCAGCATTGTAATGAGATCGGGTTAAGTTGATGAGACTATTGTGAATGGGACTTTTAGTTTGCGAACTGAGG